AAATGATTTAATTGATTATCAGATGCTTGAGTTTTTTCATCATCATCAGTATTTGGAAAAGCTTCAGCATTAGTAGGTTCTGTAAAATTACCATATGTTGCCCCATTAGCAAATAAAAGTAAATCTTGATTACCTACTGGTCTAATTACAGGGACAAAACTCTGAAAAAATATGTCATTCATTAAATCACATTGTTGAGTAACTGTTAATCCAGATTTTTTACTATTTTTTAAAAACCAATTTAAACCTCCAATTGGTGTAAGTTGTTGAGTTCTACTTTCTGGATTTAAAGGAGGAACATTAGATTGAGGTGGTTGAACTACATTTTGATCAATTCTTATAGGATTTGTATTTTGATCAGGATTCATTTGTGAAATTTCAATACCTAATTCATTAAAAAATTGAGTCCAATCCCTAATGTATTTATTATCTAATAATTGAACTTCAAAACCTTGATTTAAAACAGGGGTCCCAAAACAACAATATATAGGTAAATCATTATCTAAGCTAATTTCTTGATCTAAACTAAATGAAGCATTAATTAAAGCAACCTGAGAATTAGCTGGTATTTTCAATGGCTGAGTAAAATAATTTGAAAACCTGTATGGTTCCTGAACTCTACCTGATTTTTGGCTTGTTTTATCATCATTCTTTAGAAAAACTAATGACATTTTATTATATATATATAGTATATATAATAAATGAGTTCTAAAATTTTTAAACAAAAAAATAAAACTTTAAAAACTTTTAAAAATTCTAAAGTAAATAATTTAATGACAAATAAAGAAAAATATGAAATCACTGATAAAAGGGGTTGTGGTGAGGTTTCAGAAGAGAGCATGCCTTATGCCATAAAACATACTATAGGAAAGAAGAAGAAACAAATCCCTAAAATGAATAAAATGTTTAATAAAAAATAATATAGTTCATATATATATATATGAGTTCTGAAGATATAGATTATTTTGATGAAAACAATCTAAAACTAAAGCTTGAGAATATGGACAAAGAACAATTAATTGAACATATTCTAATTTGTGAAGCTAAAAAAAGATTCGCTATTAAAAAATACCACAAAACTGATAAGGGAAGACAAAAAACTAGAGAGGCATCAAAGAAATATTATGAAAAACATAAACAAGAGATTTTAGAAAAAAGAAAAAATAAATATCAAAGTAATAAAAATAATTAATTTAATTTAAAAATTTTATTTTATATATAATAATATATATATAATGCCTACAGGAACAGGAAGTTACGGATCCAAAAGGGGAAGACCTAAAGGATCAAAAAACAAAACTACAATGAAAAAACAGGGAACTAGTGACAGGACAAATGAGAAACAAGGAATGGAAATTAAAGGTCTTAAAGATAAAATGAAAAAAGCTAGTAGTAAAAAAGGAAAGTCTTCATCAGCAAAAGGAAAAGTATTTACAGCTAAAAACGGTCGTAAATACATTAAGCTGGCGAATGGAAGAACTAGATTTATTAAAGGATAAATTAAAATCTTATATTATTATAGAATCGTAGAATCGGAGATTTCTTTTTTACTCAAAATTCACCTCCCCACCCATATTTTTGCTTATGATGAAAATTCTCCAATTCTCCATTCTCCAATTATATAATTAATACAAATAATTGTAATAATTATTTAATAAAAAAATAAATATATAAATTATATATATATAATGAAGGTTAAGATTTCTAATACTGTAACTAAAGATATTGAAGATTTAACTAAAGCCGAATGTAGTTTAGCATTTGATCATTTAGATGATTTTCAAGGTAAGGAGCATGATCTCATTTACCAACATTTAAAAAGCTTAAGAGCAATTAATAAAAAAGTAAAGTCAGATGGTGTTAAAGCTAATAAAATTAAAATGGAGAGAGCAAAATTACAACAACAAAAAAGAAAATTTAAAGCAGGTAAAAATAAGAATCCTGACTTTTTTAGAAAATTAAACAGAAATCCAGAATTAAAAAAGATACTAGAAGAAGATAGAAGAAGAGTATTAAATGAAAAAAACAGAAGAAATAAAGATAAAGTTTTAAATAAACCAAAATGGTAACTTTAGAAAAAAAGCTATAAAAAATTATTTTTTTTAATTTAAATATTTTAAAAAAAATATCTAGTTATATTATATAAATGAGTGAATCCACAAGTTTCTCAGCTTCGGAATATGAAACTATTCCATCTAAAAGTCAAATCGTGCCTTCTGATCATCAGTTAGCTTATGCTGATGGTCAAACCATCAGGTTTGAGATCCCTAAATTTATGGGATTTATTGATCCAAGACAAACATATTTAAAATTTAAAGTTCAAGTAAAAGATGCTCCAGCAATTGTAAGATTTTCAAATAAAGCAGGAGCTCATGGTCTTATAGAAAATCTAAGAATTACGGACATGAACACCAATTTGGTGCTTGAAAACATTCAAGGATATTCTGAGTTAGCAGAAAAATTACATTATTATACAGAAAATAGATCTATTAGAAATAAAAGAGGTCTTACTGAATTACTAGAATATGATTCTAGAGATTTTGACGGTGAAAGTTATGATAACTTACCTTCAAGAAATGGTGACAAATCTCAGCTTTTTGATTCTTATGAAACTGGTCCAAATGCTTCTTATACCTCAGCAGGGAAAGGAGTAGGAGCTTCAAATACCTGTGAAGTAGCTATGAGATTGTATTCAGGTGTGTTGGGACAGTTGAATAGTAAAATGTATCCCGCTATGCTAAACCAAGGTTTGAGATGCGAAATAGATCTTTGTAGGGCTGGCAAATGTTTAGAAATATGGTCTGGTGCTGGTGTATGTGAAGATGATGGTAGTATTTCTAATGGTTTAACTGATGGTCTTGTAGAATCCTGTAGATTTGGTATTCTTTATGCTGACAATCAGCTTGGACAAGGTGCTTCACCTCTTGAATGGTTACAACTTTACACTGAAGTTAATCCTGGTTTTGATCAGGTTAATTTTACAGCTGGTCCTCTACTAAATCCTCCTACCATTGATGCTGTCAATGCTGGTATGAATCCTGTTAGAAATCAGTTAGTTGGTGCTCTTAACTTACTTGTAGGGAAGAAAATCCACGCCTTCAATAATGCTAATCCTCCAGTATTAGTTGATTTAGGAACTATTTCATCTGTTGAATGTAACGCTGGAGAAGATACTGGAGCTGAAGTATTTGTTAAAGTTAATGTTACTAATCCAAATAATGTAAATGCTCAAGATTTCCACGGTGGTGCTGGGAGAGATGTAACAGGTGCTGTTCAAGATCATAGAAACAACACATGCTTCATCAAAAGATCTGATATGTTTAATTCTACTCCAAAACTTGAAATCACAGATGTAGAATTAGTTGTCAAAAATGCTACTCCACCTTCAAGTTACATAGAAAAGTTCGCAAAACAAACTCAAACCAATGAAGGGGCAGTATATGATTATTATTCATTTTCTACATACAGGAATACAGTCCAAAGAGCTGAACAAGTAGCTCAAATTGATTTACCTGTAGCAAATGATAGAGCAACTAGTATTTTATCTTTACCAATAATTAATGGACAACCTGAATCAGTAGATTATTGTAATGTCAAAACTACACCTGATAACGCTAGTTCATACAGTTACTTAGTCAATGGAAAATTAACGCCATCTAGAGCCATTTCTTTAAGTTCTTTATCAAATCCTGTTCCTACAGCATCACAAACAGCATTATGGGAAACAGAAAAATCTTTAGCATCATCTAGGCAACTTGTAAGAAATCTAAATAGACCTCAAGATAATTTTATGATTGGGAGAGCATTAGCAAGATATGGAGGTGTATTTAATGCTGATGGTAATTTATCATTAAAGATAGAGTATAAGAATAATCCATCTCCAAACTTTAATAAATTATTTATGAATTATGTGGGTGGCTTTAGAAGATTAAGGGTAGGAGCTATGGGTTCTACAGTGGAAGTATAAAAAATATTTTAAAAATATCTAGTCATTTCATATTTTTTTATTTAAAAATTTTAATTTTTTTAGTATAATTTAAAAAAATTAAAAATATATCTTATTAATATATATAATGAGTTCAACGAGTCAAATCGGACGAAGAGAAGTATTAATTGTTAATCCAACTAATCTTTCTGATGGAAAATTCAGTGACAGAAACGGATTAAATCAGATTATATTTGAAATACCTAGGAAGGCTTCCATCATGAACGGGAAATCATTAAGAATTTCGGGTAAATTCTGTATCAAAAATGGTGATGGTGACTCTCCAGAAAATGGAACAAACTTTTATGGTAACTTACAAAATCAAGCAGATCCTCCAGAAAAAGATTTTTTTATTGATGGTCGTGTAGGAGTCAATTCAATGTGTGAAACTGTGTCAATTATGAATTTGGAAGGTGCCACTTATTCCACTTGTAAAAACTACAACAGGCTTATAAGTTCAATTTTACCTCTAGCTTCCTCAGTTTATGATTACCAAGGTGGTGAAGATTTAGCATCAGGTGGTATGGGTAAAGATTCTTTAACATCAAGAAAATGTGACAATGAATTTGATTTTTCAATTCCAATTTATGATGGTCTTTTACAAGGTCAGCCATTAGATCTTATGCTTGTCAAAGGTTTAAGAATTGTCATTACTTTAGCTTCTTCAAATTTTGTAATCCACAACAACTATTGGAGAAATCAAGCTAGTAATTCCGCTTTAGGTGGTGGCGGTGCTTATTATGAAGTATCAGATGTATTACTTACAGCAGAAACAGAAGTCCCACCAGCTGAAGCTCAAGAAGCAATGATGGAAAATAAAAATGGAATATTTGAATATGAAACTTACACAAATATGTATAATGTATTACAATCTACCGATCATTCAGTATCATTAAATATTAATACATCTAGAACATTAGGAGTAGTAGGGAACATGGTCCCATCAGAGTGGATAAATAATTACAAATATAATTCATCACAAACCCTTCAGCCATTGGCAGAAAATGGGAATCAAGTGTTAGACAATAGAATTGTTGTTGATTTAGCAACATATACTAGAGGATCTCTCAGACAGCCATTAGATTTTGAAGTTAAATCAGAAGTTCCACAAGAAGAAGGTGTAGCAGATTCTGGTAAAAATTGGGAAGAATTAAATATCTTAACTAGAGAATGGATTGTTAGCAATTTACTTAAATCATTACAAACAGAATTAAGTAATCCATTGAGTAACACTCAACAAGCTAGATATTCAAGAACAAGGCAATCAATTGTAGATGAAGATAAAAGACAGCAATACAACATAGGTGTTGGTATGGATTGGATTAGTGAAAATGGTATGAATTACAAAGGTGTGCCATATGGAACCAGATTAAAACTTAAATTTACCAATAATGAAGATTTAGAACCTCATTCAATCTTCTTTTATGTCAAACATAAGAACACTATAGAATTTAATGATGGTATGGTTAATGTTTTAAATTAAATAAATAAACATTTAAGAATTTTATTAAGTTATAAAAAATATTTAATAAAATTATTTTATCTTCTTATAATATATAATGAGTAAAGAAAGTTCAGTAAAAGCCATGGCGGATTTACCACCAGTTTTAAGAACTGGAGCTTTAGATAGACCTTATAATCAGAGAATTGACACTGATATTTTAAGACCTGTAACTATAAATCAAAAAGGTTGTAGATTTGTCTTCAACAAAACTGGAGTATTAGATTCAAATACTCAATTGAATTTAGCTCAGATCGTAAGATCAACACAAACTGGAAATGAATTAGGTTGTTATCTCCCAACCGCTTCTGGTGCCCTTGCGATGGTTGCGAGGTGTTTTATGACAATTGGAGGCAAAACCATCAGCGATTTGAGAGATTTGGGACATTATGGAACATACCATCGTCTTGCCTTCTCAAATGAATATAAAAAAGGCATAATCATGCCCAAACAAGGAGGGAATGATGTTTTTCAAGGTTCCATAGGTAGAGATATTATTGTAGATGATGGAGCTACCAAAAAAAGAAGTAGGGGTTTTGATGCTCCATTTGGTGTTCTATCAAGACCATCTTCTGAATATGCTGTCCCTCTATCATATGCTGATCAAGCTGATGTGGATGCTAATTTTGGCAGACAAAATGCTGATGCTACTGATACTACAACTGACAGAAGTAGAATTTTAACTAGAGATGCCGATACTACTCCTGAATTTGCTGTAGGATTAGCTCAGTTAGTGCCATTTTTAAAGGCTCAAGGTGGGATACAAATCCCATTAGGTCTAATTCAAGAAGAAGTAGCTATCAATATAGAGTGGGCTGACGGTAAAATCTTCGGAAACCGATTTTTTCCACCACAAACAGATACAGCAGGTAATCCCATCAATGCTGATGATTGTTTCTCTGAAATAGTAACTGAAAAAGTATTTATGATGGTTGATTATTTATATTATCCTGAAGATATGGGAGCAATTGCTCAAGAAATGACAAGAAGAGGTGGATTTAATATTCCATACACTGAAGTTTTAACTTCTGAAAGAACTGTAAATGTTGTAGCTGGTGATCAAACTGTTAGCATTAATTTGGCATTTAGTGGGAAAAGAGTAAAAAATGTTATTATTCAAAAACAGGTAACTGATGGTAACAATCTAAGTGTAAATAATGTAGGAGTATATAATTCATTAGCTTGGTTAGCTGGTGAAGCTTATAATTTACAAATAAATAGTAGAAACTTTTACTCTAGAAGAATTGATAATGTAGCATTACAGAAGCATGAGCTTGATATGGCTACAGGAATCAAATGTAAAGTAGCTGGGGCTCGTTATTCTTGGAATGGTAACTATAATGGAGCTGGTTTAGATCATTTAATGAGTGATAGATTAACTAATACTTATCAAAATGATGATGAAGAAGGAACTCAACATTGGCTCGGGATTAAGGTCCAAAATGCTGATGGTCAAGGTGTAAGGCTCTCAAATGTTCCTATGAATTATTCAGAAGAAATTAATGTCCAAGGTGGTGATAATACTCAAAGAAAATACAGATTCTTTGTAGGTTGTCAAAGAGTAGTAAATATGAATATGGGACTTGTAACAGTTATAGAATAAATAGAGAATCGGAGAATTGTAGAATTAGTAAAAAAATAATATAATTATTTATATATATGAGTAATTATACTATTACAAACTATACGAAGAATAAAGCCAAAAAATTAAAGGTTCAAGTCAAACCTTCAACTAATAAAAAAAAGAAAATAGATGTTTTTAAAGATGGGAAGAAGATAGCAACTATTGGCGATGTTAATTATGGTGATTTTCCAACATTTAAAAAATTAAAGGGTAAAAAATATGCCGATGAAAGAAGAAGATTATACAAAATAAGACATAATAAACATAGAGGTAAAGTTGGAACCAAATCATATTGGGCTGATCAATTACTGTGGTAATCTCCGATTCTACAATTCTCTTTTTTATCTGATATAATATATATAATGCCATATCAAATAAAAAAACAAGTTAATGAAAATAAAACTGTTTATAAATTATTTAATTTAAATACAAAAAAGTTTGTCAAAACTAATTATAAATCAAAAGAATCAGCTGTGAAAGCTGGCATGAATTTTATGAGATATAGGAAAGAAGAACCATATTTGAAAGGGAATAAATTGTTAAACAGAAAGAAGAAAAAATAAAAACTTTAATAAAAATAAAAATATATATATTTATTATATATATGTCTATGAATGCTGAAAGGGCTAGGAGTGCTTTCGCAGAAAGTGCTGGTGAAATTAATCAACAACTTAGTGATTATCAAAATGATGTAGAAAACATAAAAGGGCAGAATAAAAATTTAAAGAATACATTTAAAACAGCTAAAGAGATGGAAGCTATAAGAGATGTCGCATCTGAAGCAGGAGTTAGAGCTCTTAAAGAATTTGGTGGTAAATATTTGAAATCCGCTTATGAATATAAAATCCCAAAATTAGGGAAATCAGTAGCCGATCTAGACGGTGAAGCTGGAAAATTTTTAGAGGATAGAGTTCCAGGTTTGACATCAGCTAGAGAAGGTTTAGAAAATTTACAAGGTCAAGTTAGTGAAGGTTTAGAAAATTTCAAATCTTCTGTAAGTGACCAAATATCTGATTTAAGACAAGGAGCTAAAGATTTTTTAACTAGACAAAGAAATATTAGAAGGTTTGGAAGAGCAGACCCTGAATCAGAAACAGAAATGACAGATCTCGGAAGTGGTGAAAATAATCCATACCGTGGAGCTGGTGAGAGTGACACAATGGGAGCTAGAGATCCAGTAGATTATTCTACGGTAAATGAAGATGGTTCTGTTATGGGATCTGAACAATTAGATGATCCATCAAATATGATGGGAGAAGCTGAAGATACAGCAGTAGAAGGTCCAGGTCAAACATTTGAAGAATTTATGAACCAATTCACAACTCCAAAAACTCAAACTGGTGACATTGATTTTCAAAGAGCAGATGATCAATTAGGTATGGGAGAAGAAGATATGAGATCTAGGCAATTATCTAATCAAGCAAATACAGAAGCATCTGAAAGGGACCAAATGGGAACAGAAGATCGTAATGTTGGAGAAGAACCTCAAGAAGCTGAACAAGCAGAAGAAGAAGTTGAAATGCCATGGGATGGTCAAGGAGAAGTAACTGAAGGTCAAGAGAACCTAAATGAGAATGTAAGAGATGCTTTTGATAATCAAATATCTGATGATGTAGCAACAGATGCTAGAAATAGAGCTGATGCCACAAGAGAAGCAGAAGGAGAAGAACCTGGTGAAGGACTAGAAGATACAGCTGAAAACCTCGGAGAAGAAGGAGCTGAAGAAGGGGGCGAACTAGCAGGTGAAGAGGGGGCTGTTGGGGGGCTTGAGGGCGTTGGCACGGCTTTAGATGCCACGGGTGTTTTCGCACCACTTGGAGCACTTTTTAACCTCGCAGGGCTTGCTGTAGAGGGATTTACAGCTTATGAAGCTGGGAAGGGAGTTTATGATTGGGTAAAAGATGATGTATTAGGTCACGGAGAAGGAGCTCCACAAATTAGAATACCTCATCCTCAAAAAACATTAGCTCAACAAGGTTTAATGGTGATCCCAACAACTGATTCAATAGATACTCAACAAACAGTTATGGGATGGTAGAAAGTTGAAAAAATATTTAGAAATAAAATGTTTGTATATAATGTAACTAAGGGTTTTACGGCTCCCCTTAGTTCGTCCTTCGTTGTGTGTCTTGGCATTTTTCCATTTATTTTATTATAACCATATTATTTATTATTATTAAAGTAACAATAATAAATAAAATTGTAGAATTAGAGAATCGGAGAATTAGAGATTATTTACATTTATATCATTTGCTTTCATTTGTTGTATTTCATACATAACTTGATACTTTGGTAATGTTCTCTTAAGAATCTTTCTAGATTTACCTATTTCTCCTCTGATAGTATCATCATCAATTACTACTACATCATATTTGTAGTATGGACAATGTCCTGATCTATCTTCTTTTCTGTTTAGAAGATGACCACAAGAGCCGTGACGATGAAATTTACACTTCTTACATTTGATGTAGATGTGAGTTTCATCAATAGCGTAAGCATGAACTGTTTTGTCTTCAGGATTTCCTAAATATTCCATTATATATATATAGAGATATTATTTTTTTAAATACTTTTATATATTATATGTTTTATTAAAATACCTAAGAAATGAATATATACAATTAATTATAATAAATGGATAAATTAGATAATGACCTTAAACAATTAAAATGGGTATTCCCTAAAGAATACAGTGAGCAACATTACAAAGAGTTTGGTTACGATGATGTAGATGAAATGATGTTGGATCTTGATTTACTATTATCAGTAAAATATAAACATATTCAAAGATTACATAAATATAATATAGATTGAGCATATAACAACTCTTTAAATACTAATATATATATAGAATATAACAAGAAAGTATATAAAGACAAGCATATAAGAATTCTTTTATTCTCTTTAAGCCTATATAATAAGCATATAACAAGAATATCCTATATAAATGTATATAAAATAGCATATAACAAGCAATAAATCATATATCTCCGATTCTACGATTCTCTATTATTTATTTAATTATAAAATAAAAATATAGTTATAATTATATAAATGAGTAATTCAACAGTTAGTTCAATAGCTATTGGTAGTTCTACTATAGGCGGTTATCAAGTTTCAACGATTATATTAGGTGTTTTGTTTTTTACATCTGAAATACTACCATTTTTAAGAAAAAGAGATAAAAATAATGGCATTTTAGATTCAATTGTGTGTTTATTAAAGGGTAGTTCATGCGTGACGGGAAAATTAGCTGAAACTATTGAAAAAGTTCAGAAAGATGACATAAAACCTGAAGACATTAAAGTAGATCTTGAATCTCAATAAAAAATATTCTAGTTTTTTTAAATTTTTTATTATATGCTTAAAAAAAAAATATAACATAATAGTATATATGGAAGTTTTAATTTCAACTTTGAAGGAAAAACGAGGTGTAAGAGATTCTACAATCAAGATTTATAAGAGATCTTTAGATAGACTATCTCAAAAAATACAAAATAAGGACTATGACGGTAAAGAGTTCTTAAAAAGTAAATCAAAACAAATAGTAGATTTTTTAAATGAACAAACAGATTCAGTAAAAAAAAATTATATTTCATCTATTTTGATAGCATTATCTCCATCGGCTAAAAGATCACCTACTAAAGGTTATGAGAAAGTATATGAAAAATATAATAATATGTTACTAGAAGAACATAAAAAATATTACAATGGTTTAGCAGATAAACAAAAGAATGAAAAAGAATCAAAAAATTGGATGGAATGGGATGATATTGTAAAATATAGGAAAAAATTAGCAGGAAAAATTAGAAAATTAGGATATAATCAAAAATCAGATGTTGTAAAATCTAAAAAAGATATGGATTTATTACAACAATATTTGGTTTTATCATTATATACGATGGGATTACCTCCTAGAAGGCTTGAATTTGCTGACATAAAAATGCTTTCTAATTCAGAATATAATAATTTATCACAAGCTGAAAAAGATACAGGTATTTATTTAATTACAATATCCAGAAATAAAAAATTTTTTAGTTTTGGAAAGGATGCTGTCAAATCACCAACAAAAGAAAATGTTAAAATACCTGTAGATAGACAATTAAATAGTGTAATTAATTTATGGAGAAATTTTAATAAAACAGATCATTTTTTATTAGATAGTAGAGGTAATAAATTGTCAAAAAATGGATTAACTAAATTTATTCAAAAGATCTTTAAGCCCCTAGGTAAAAATATTTCAGCGAGCATGCTTAGAAAAATAAAGATTTCTAATGAATTTGATCCTGAATTAAGTCTAAAACAGAAGAAATTAGCAAAAGAAATGAATCATTCAGTTAATGTTCAACAAAATATATATAGTAAAAAATAAACATATAATATATATTTAAAAAAATAATCTTATATATATTATATATGAGTAATAACTATGATCAAAAACTAATAGAAAAGCTTTTAGCTAGAGAAGAAAAAAGAAAAATGTCTGTAAAGAAATATCAACAGTCTGAGAAAGGTAAATTAGCTCAAAAAAAGGCTAATGCCAAGAGATATAAACCAACTGGAAGACCAAGGGGAAGACCTAAAAAAACAAAGAATCCAGAATAATTTTATATTTTATTAATTATAAAATTATTTACCTATTTTTTTCATTGTGATGTCATGAGCTTGTTTAAATGTTTTTCCTGATAACATTAATTTTTTCATTTCATCCATATGTTTTTTAGTATGATGAACAGAATGTTTTTTTAACATTTCTTTTTGTTTTTTAGTTAATTCTGTTCTAAATCTTTTAACTCTACCAGTAGCTTTTTTTTCTTTTGTAGCTTTTTTTATTTCAGCTTTTGTTAATTCTCCTTTTGTTACTGGAGTTTTTGAAGTGATTCTACGGGTTGGTCTGTATAGGTCGCCTTTTTTTTGGTAACCTACCTTACCTGTTCTAACATTACGCCAATCTTCGGCGAACCACCTCACCAAGCCTTTGCTTGTTTTTTTGCCAGTATAAGGAGATTTATTTCCATACTTTTTTTTGAACTGTTCTTTATAGTCACGGACGATAAGCCCCGATCTGTAGGCTGAGCTTTTGGGCATCTTACGCTGATATTTTTTAAGAATTTTTTCATACATCGCAGGATCTGTAGGAATATTAGACATATATATTATATTTAGGAAAAAAAAAATATATAGAAATTTTCAAATCTCCAATTCTCCAATTCTCCAAAAAAACCTTTAAATAAAACATATAATATATTTTAAATATATTTTATTTTAAAAACTATTTAAAAATAAAATATCTACATATAGTATATAATGGAAATAGTCACCGCCACAAAAAGCCACGATAACTTGTTTATCAAAAACAAACTTAACTTCATTGAAGTTGTAAGACCTGAGAGGATTGTAGCCCTCACAAAACTAAAAGATTATGTAGAAAAAGATCAGAGAAATGATTTTTGGAATGATACCTGTAATAATTTATCAGAAATTTACGGGAAAGCTGTAAGCGAATTATCAATGATTGGAGATATAATTAATAATATGACATATGATGAAGAGATGAATAGATGGACAATCAAAACAAAATATTTCTCAAAAGGAAATACTGGTAGAGTATATGCTGAATATGGATCTTTAGGAACAATGAGAAGAGTTTTTAGACATTTTGTTTCAGAAGGTATTTATTATGATATTGATATTAAAAATTGTCATCCAACTTTATTGTATAACATCTGTAAGGCATGGTCAATACCCTGTGATAATCTTGAATTATTTGTCACTGACAGAGATAAAGTAATTAGAAAGATTATGAAATCAGGATTTACAAAAATTCAAGCCAAAAGATTGATCTCAGCTCTAATTAATGGTTCAACAGTTGAAGGATATATGAAGAAGAATGAAATCAAAATGAAAAAAGTCGTATTCAAAAGAGAAGATGGAAAAAAAATAAAGAAAGAAGTAAAATTAACTAAATTTGTGAATGAATTTATTAAAGAAATGAAAAATATACATAAATTTATTATCAATCACGATGATAAAACTAAAGAATTGTATAAAGAAATTACTGATGGTAAAAAGTTCAATAAAGAAGGTAAATTTATTTCAATGTTTTTACAGATGAATGAAATGATGATCTTAGAATTTGCTCTAGATTTTACTGTTGATTATGGTATTACAGATAGAGTAGGATTTGAAGGTGTATCAATTCATGATGGGTTCCAACTTCTTCAGTCAGCTTTTCATAATGGGGAAAAAGATCTTAATGTATATTTACATTATTTAAATGAAGCTGTAAAAGAAGCTTTTGGTTTTGATATTGAATTTATTAATAAACCATTTGATGAAGCTCATATTGTAAGAGAACAATTAGAAAAAGTTGGTTACATTGTTCCTGATCATTATAATTGTCCTTTTTATGAAAAATATGGAGTTTATAAAAGAACTAAATATAATACAGATGATGAATTTATAGCTTCATTGTTTATTCACGGAAATAGTGAAGATTATGTTACATCAGATGGTAAAGTATATTATCTTGATAATAACGGATTATATAAATGTATTTCAAATGAATATTTCAATAAAAAGTTTTCAGAGTATATGACTGATTTTGTTGATTATTGTGAAAAAATGACATCTGAAACATTTTCAATAGGTTCTAGTATTGGTCAATATCTTCAAGACAAAAACAGTGTTATGAATGTTTTACAAAAAGCTGACATAATTCCTGATGAGTCCCAACAGAAGACTATTTTTAAGAATCTATGTTTATCAAAATCTGAAAGAACAAAATTCTTCAAGTTATTACAAACAGCTGATAATAATAAAAATGATACAAAAAAAACTGTGTTCAATAAAATCAGAAATAAATCATCAAGACAATCTATAGTAGATGATATAAAACAAAAATTGGTAGATGATGAATTCGCTGAAAAGCTTGATAAAGACCCTTATTTACTAGGTTTTAATAATGGTTTATTGGATCTTAGAACTTTTGAATTTAGAAAAGCCAAAAAAGGAGAATATGTTAATATGTCATGCGGATACGATTGGTTTTATGGTGATATACCTGAAGAAGTTATGGAAGCTAGTAAATTTATGTATGGTATTATTTCAGATATGTTTCATAATGTCAATGATTGTGATGAAGTATTAAAGATATTATCAAGATGTTTGAAAGGTGAAGGTAACTTAGATGAAATAGCTTTATTCTTCAAAGGAACTGGAGGTAATGGTAAATCATTGTTAATGAAAATTATGGCTGTTGTAATGGGAGAATATTTTCAACCTTTGACATATAATGTATTTATCAATGAAAGTAAAGACAATAGAAGTCAAGATCTAGCCGATTGTTACCTCAAGAGATTTATAGAAGTTCAAGAACCATCAGCAGAATTTACATTTAAATCAGATATTTTTAAAAGATATACGGGAGGGGATGAAGTAACTACAAAAGGTAATTATCATAAAGGTAAAAGTTTGAGGTTTATATTTGGATGTCTTCATTTTTGTTCAAATCATTATATTACATTTGATAAAGAAACTAAAGAGGATTGTTTGAAAAGGAGAATCATAGGATGTTTTTTACCTAAGAAATTTTTCAAAAAAGATGATCCTGAATATGATCCAAAAAATCCAAATCATAGAATCAGAGATGAAACTCTTAAAAAAAGATTAGATAATGAGGTATTGTTGAAACAAGGGATGATGGTGTTGATGTTGAAATATTACAAATTATATCTTGAGCATGGGATCAAGATTACTGATAATATGAAAAAAGCAACTGATGAATATTTCAGTAATATGTCTGATGGAGCTACATTATTCAATACTATGATTGAAAAAACTGGTAAAAGTTCAGATAAGATTATCTTGTCAGATAAAGGAGGATTTGGATTAAGAGAATTATTCTTAGCTGAAAATAATACAGAAAACTTTTCTACTACAAAATTCAATAAATTTATTAAAAAAGAATTTGGAGATTCTTCAGTTGGTGTGGGCATGCTAGGTTACAATGCTGAAGAATGGTTTAAAGTAATTGTTGAAAAGAAGAAAAAGGTTGATAAATCTAAAGGTAGGGTATTGATCGGCTACAGATATAAGGAAGAATATCTTAAAAAATATTTTGATGATGAAGATGAAGAAAAAGATTATGGTTTAGATTATTAAATCTCCAATTCTACATTCTATAATTAAATAAAATAATGTTCATAGGAATATTATTTTTTTTACTGAAATTAATTTTTTTTTTAAAAAGTTTTTAGAAATGTTTTTTTTACTGGAGAATCGGAGAATCGGAGAATTGTAGATATGTTTATTTTTTATGTTTGTAAGTATGTATAGTTTTTGTATATAATGTTTATAAAAATGTAAAAGTCATTCAAAATCATCATTTATAAAAATGTAAAAAAATCGTAGAAATTCTCTAATTCTGTAAAAAATGTTATCATATATTTCAATGAAAAAAAAAACATTCTAATTTTTTAAAGCTTTTTAATCAAATGTTACTATAAATATCCCCCTTTTTACAGAAAAATAAGGTTTCTCCTCATTTCTTTTCAACTTTTTATTTCTATTATATCTATAGATTCTCTTTTTGTTTTTTAGGTAGTAGTTCCTCATATAAATACGGCGTTTTTCTTTCTTTTCAAAATCAGTGAGCTGGATTTTATCATTATTTTTTTTGTCCATATATATTATATGAACAAAAAAGATTTTAAAAATGATACTTCAGAAAAAATTGTAAAATGTGTTTTATGTAACAAATCTATAAAAAGATTCGCAAAATGGAACGATCAAGTAAAAAGACGAGTTCATCGTAAATGTTGGCTCAATTTTAGGGATTTTAATGATAGGTTCGCAGATGTATTATTTTGTCCTGATAAAAAGAATGCTAAATCTATGATTATCAAACCTTCTAATGATTCAACTGATCAACAATCTTCTCAAGCTCCTGAATCTGAAGAATAGCTTTATTCTTTCTCTCCCATTGTTTAAACTCATAAATGTTTTTATGTGGTTCATGATCATCTTCATTTGGAACTAATTCACGAGCAAAATTTACAAATTTATTTTTATTTAATTTATACATACTATTTGGAGTTAATGTATTAAATTCATACTCATAAAAGTAACTAGTAATATATCTAATCATATATATTATAATTAGATATATATTCTTCAATTCTCTAATTCTCTATTTTTTGTTTCTTGTCATCATCATCTTCTTTTCTGTCATTCTTTTCATCTACCTTATCGTCATGATCTTCTTTCTTTTCTTTTTCAACTCTTTTTTCATCTATTGATTGTTGAATAATATTTTGTTGTGTAAAAAGTGGGATTGGACTCACTATTTTATAAATAATTGTTGTTCCATCATCTACATCAGCAGGAGATAAATCAGGGTTTAAAATAGCAGTTCTAACACCAGAAATTGACATTTCTTTTGTAACTTTGAATGAATAACTTGTAGCAAAACTAAAAGCAAAATCTCCAGAAATATAAGCTCTATTACATACAGCCATAATGTTCGCATTTTGTCCGTCATTTGCTGTATTGAAGTCTATACCATCTATTATATCTGTTTTAATCAACCAGAAAGGGAAAACCAACTTAGACGGGAGATTAGAAGCAAAAGCTAGATCAGGACTAGAATTAATATTAATATTAGGGACTCCTCTCTGTCCAGATAAATTATAATTTGGTAATCCTTGATCATTTACACCTAATGAAGTTGAAATAGCTGTATCAAATCTTAAATTAGTAGTTAAAGGATATGGGAAAAAATTAGGATTTTGAACAGGGATAACTGTGTCATAATTTCTATTAGTAAAAATAACATCAGGTAATCCATTCAAATTAATTAGATTTTCATATAAAAACCCTAATCTATTTAATAATGAATTATCAAATTTAGCTCTTTGATCTCTTATATTATATGGATTGATTTCTGTAGTAACATTTTCTTTACTAATAACTGAAATATTTCTAAGACCTAAACCTGATTGAGCATATTTAGTAAATACCTGTATTGAAGATGCTGGAACTGAATTTACAGAAGCATATATTACAGGATCTATTTTATGATTTGCTGATATATTATTAATACCAGCTGAAGGATTAGCTTGTTGTCCAGATCCTGAAGGGATTTTATTAGCCCATGATAAGTTGGTGAAGGCAAACCTTCCTCTAGTTGGATCAAATAATAACTGAGCTTCTGGAGATCCAACATTCATAAATCCTACATAATCAGTTTGAGTAGTATCAGAACCACCTTTAACAATATCAGGATTATTAACTAATACAGCTTGATTTCTGAAGAATGAAGGATCAAAAATTCCAAATTCAGATTCATTTATAGCAATATTTCCAGATGTTGAAGATTGTGAAAATGCTCTCATTACAATACCAATAACTATTTCATTATTACCAAATAAAGCTCCTGTATTTACAGCAACTAAATTAACATCTAATACTTGAGATGCTGTTTTAGCATTATATACTTGACCATTTATAGTAATTGTAGCGTTATCATCAAAGAAACAACCAGAATTTTGAATACTATTCTGATCTAAAAATCTCTTATTATAAAATTCTTCATCATAAAAAGAACTAGTAGCAACTTGAGCGATTCTTGCGGTCCCTTGTTGTGTTGGATTTTGAACTGGTGTAAATGGTTGAGCATTTGTTGCCCCATCATTTACCCTACCAACATCAAGGTTTGAAACAAAAGCTCTTCTTAATACTGTATCAGTATCAATATCAGCTGGTGTATAATTTTTATTTTGTGTGGATGGTGTCAATAAACTTCTATCCAAATGTTTTTGAGATTTAATATATTTTGACAATAAAACCATATTATCAGAATTAAAAGTTAATGTAGTAAAATAACAAAAACCATCTCCAAACTGTGTATATATATTAGCTCCACTTGTAATTCTAGGAGGTTGATTTACAAAATAAACCTGATCTGTCAAAACTACAGCTGAACCCTGACTTTGTGATTCCATTAATTGAATTGATTTAGATGATATAGTTCCATTCATCAACCTTGAACCATAAAAGTATTTAAAGGGATTTCTAACTCCAATAATATTTGTATAACATCCAAAATTTACAGCATCAAAATGAGATGAAGGAACGCCATCAATACTTACACAGCATGATCCTAGACTTGAGGTTCCTAACTGAAAAAGATCTGGTAAAATAACATTTTCTACAGCTGAAGTTCTTTGTCCTTGATTACCGATAGATGTAGCATTTGGGGACACTGTAGATGCGTGAAGGTCTTGTGTAATTTTATTAGCAATATTAGAAGGATTGTCATAACCTGTATCAGCTCCTATTGTAATGTTAGTTTCTAAAAAATTAAATATTAATTGACCTGGTGTAAATTGATTTAAATTACCACCTTGTGGGACCCTTTGAGGTGCGAAAACATCCTCTCCCGTAACATCTATAGGGGTAAATCTTCCTAAATACATTCTAACACCAGATATAGGATCATCACCTGTAAAAGCTTTTGATTTACAGTTTGTTGTCATGGGGAGTGTAATAGGAAAACCTGTATTACTTAAATATCCAAATGATGGGTGATTACTTAATCCCTGTGGTAATGGAAATGTTGCTGTTTGAACTGACAATGGTAACTGACAAGTATATTGATAATTATGATGAATAAATAACATAAAATTTAAAACTTGTTGATTTGTCAAATATGGATAATCTTGTAAATTTGATGGAACTTCTATAATATCAGAACCTACACCCTTTGAAGCTATTGAAATCTGTTCAATACTTATTTCATCTCCAACTTTACAGACGATACCATCATCTACATTATTGAAAAAAGACCCGTCTTTATCGTTTTTAATCTGAGCTTTGGCTTTATTAACATAAACTAATCTTGTATTCATTTATATATATAAATATATAAATAAATAAAATTTAAATAACTGTAAAACTATCAAAAGTTTTTAAAATTTTTTTTAAAAATCTTCATTTTCTGATTCTGATTCTGTGTCATATCCTTTATTTTTATTAAAAGCTCTAGCCTGTTTAATGTGTTTTTTCCAATCTATTTTGGTTGTGAAATTATGATACATTTCAGGAGGATTTTTACGGTTCTTTAAGTATAAGAAACTATAAGGTTCCTTAGCATATTTCTTATAACAATAAATTAAAGTATTTTTATAAGGGGCTGAGTATTCCTCATCAATTTTTTCCAATTCCTTATTATTTACAATACCATTCATCAAAATAACCGCATTTGAATTAGATCTAGCTGTTGGAGCTAATGCTTTGAAATTTTGAATACTCAAAAATACATTTGAATTTATATGTCTATATCTTGTAATCCAATTAAAGAACTTTTTTGTCAATAAACCTGCTGAATCATCGGCTACAATAGCAATTTTTGGCATTTCATCCTTTGGGTAACTCATCTGTTGAGTAATAATTGATTTTAATGTTTCATCCTTGTATTCTGTATAACAATTAAAACAATCTCTAAAAAATCGGCATGAATCATCTACATCACAACTAGGCGACCAAAAATTTACCTGTGTAAATGCGTTTCTAAACATAGAGCTATTACAAAGTAAATTCGCTAATAGTGCCGTTTTTCCAGATCCACAAGGACCAATTATTAACATCAAAGTCCCGTGATTTCTGGCAATAGATGGTAAATGAGGATGATATTTTTTTTCTGATTTATCTTTCAACTCCAATGGTTTCAAAGGTAATATTTTTAATTCATCATTAGACATTATATATATATAATATAAGAATATTTATTTTTTAATATTAACTTTATTTTTTGTTATTATATATTTTATAATAAAAAAAAATAGAATCGGAGAATTGTAGAATTATTTAGTCTTATATATTTAATAAGAATTAACTAAACATTTGTTTTTTTGTTTTTCTACCATAAAGATGCTTTAAAGGGTATGCTTTAGGATGGTAAGGCTTCTCTTTAGGTGGTTCTTTAAGTGTAACCTTTTTATTTGCTTTTTGTTGTTTATTATATTGATCTTTTAATTGTTCATATTTCATCATATATTGTGCGAATGTGTTAAAGTCCATGCCTGAAGGTTTTGGAGTATTTTGTATTCTTGATTGTGGTTTTACCTGTCTTTTTTGTGGAATAGGTTGAGGTAATGATTTTACAAATTCTTGATCATTTTTCTTTTTCTGAGCTTCTTTAAGTTCTTTTTGTTTATAATATCTTTCTCTAGCTTTTTGTCTATTTCTTTCCATTGTAGCTTCTCGTCTTTTTGCTCTTTCTTCAGCTTTACGAGCTTTTTCCTCTTCTTTTGCTTTCCTTTTTGCTTCAGCTTTTGCCCTTCTGGTTTCCGCTCCTTTGGCTCTAGCTTTTGCTAAATGAGCATATTTTCCTTTATTCTCCGATTCTCCATTCTCCGTTTTTTTTATATCTGAGGATGTCACTGTCATTTGTTCAGGTGGAGTATTGACAGTTTTTTTGTTTGTCATAAATATTTCATTTTGATCTTTCATTTCTTTTGGAACATGCTCAGGTTTAGATTCAGGAATAATTAAATCTTCCTGTTCAGATTTCATATTTTCAGCTGTGATGTCTGGTTTGACATCAAGATTGGGAAACAAATCATTGTTCATATATATTATTAAAAAGATAAAAAATTTATTTTTAATAATTTAAACTTTTATAAATTTCTATAGTATTTATTGTTATCATATATATGTATAATTATAATTCAATTAGATTTACCTTAGTTTCTTTCTTAATTCTTTTTCTTATTTCAGGTTCTTCAGTAGGGATATTAATAGGTAAGTAACCAGAATCACCCGCTCCCTTTTGTCTAAATATAAGAGTAATATCTGTATTATGACTTAAATTTTCTTGTTCTTCATTATTATCATCTGTAATTAATACATCAATTTTATTAAGATCCATTTCTTGATAATTATTTAAATCAATCCAAATCAATTGAGGAGGAGTAAAAGCATAAGCATTGGTAATAGTAGATTCAGATATACCTTTTTGATCATCTCCTTGAAATACTGGTATATTATAAATTGTTTTATTTTGTGAATTTACAACACCTTGCTGAGATTGAATAGGTAAATTAAGTAACTGAATATGATTTGAAATTACTTCTACAGAATTAATATATGGATTAACACCATCATAAAATAATATTTCATAAGGATCAGTTCCACCGTTAATGTCAAAATCAATTGTAGCTTCAATAGCATTTAAATTATCTCTTAAACCCCAAGCTAGAGCATGAGCTAGACCTCTAGGTTCTCCTTGTGTAAATCTAGGAAGACCATTTGAATATAACCATTGTTCTGTATCCTCATCAGTTTCACAGGCTAAAGCCAACATAGAAAATCTTTTTTGAATTCTACCTGTAGAATCAAAAGGTTCTAAATCAGTTGAATCTTCTATTTCAGCAAGAACTAAAGGAGGAGAAGTTTCAGTTTCATCATTATCTTTAAGTTGGAAATTAGAGTGTCCCATCATTCCAGTATCATAACCAGGTATTGTTTGCCTCCAAAAACTTCTAGTTCTAAATCCTCTCATTGATCCATTATTTTTACTACTTACTTCTTCTGATTGTCCTGAAATTTGTGGAGCAAAATAACCTTTTCTTGCTGTAAATGCTCCAGTATAATTATGATATGAAACAGGAACTATATCTCCAAAAGTAGTTGGCAATAAATATCTAAAATCTTGAGCTCCAGCTGAACCATTTGAATTATTTGGATTTTTCATTTGTCCTAATTTACACCATCCTCTAAGTGGGTCTTTGTTTTGAGCTGGATTTCCAGGATCATCCCAAGGTAAATAAGGTTCATCAGTGGCAGGATTATAAGAACCTGGTGTATCTTTATCAGCTAAGATAAATTCACAAACCATTGTATAAGGTGTATCCCATCTGAACCTTAAGTATAGATGAACACCAGATCTTTGACCTCCTACTGTATTAATTCTTCTAGGTCCTGGATTAGCATTAATAGCCCAATTAGGTTGAAAATCATAGTGTGGGTCGCATGCTGTGTTTCTTCCTTGACATAAAGCGGGAATATTCAAAAATTGATTAACATTAGTATAAGCTGAACCTTCTAATGAACCACCATCTTCAACAGGATTTAAAACTTGACATTGAATTCCTAATTTAAAACCAGCTTGTGGAACAACTCCCATCTTACAACCAAATAAATAACGAGCTTCAGCTCCGTTTCTATCAAAGGAAGCATGAGCTGTATTTTGACCAAATGGTAATTCATCATCTCCAATATTTAAATCAACATTCTTTAGGAAATCTCTCACAGAATCATCTTCATTCATTATTTCACCATTTGAATTTTCTCTGTCATAAAGAACAGCAGATGGTAACACACCAGCGAAAAAAGGAGCAAATCCAACACAACCTTCTAAATCACCAGATCCCATAAATCCAGCATCATAAATTTCATCAGCTTCTTGTCCAGGTCTTACTTCAAGACCCATGACAACATAACCTCCAGATCCTTTATCACCTATATGAGTGTGACCACTACCATAACCATTATTTGCTATATCTGGAGTTTCAGATCCTACAGCTCTCATTATACAGGTTCTATTTGCTTGAACAGCCCAACCAAAATTTCTTGAATTACCAAGATGTGGAGGTGGGAAAGATTTAGCCCAAGTGGCAATGCTAGTCGTAGATTGAAGTAAAGGATTTTCTAATGTTGGATCATAACTAAATTGAGTATTATAAAAATTATTTTCAATTGGTTGATTTAACCAATCTGTAACTTGTCCAGCTGTAGCCATCGCAGTGCCTAGTCTTTTAGGTGGAGCTGGTGAAAAATATCTTGGAACTATTGGGTCCTGATCATAAGGTGCTATGTTACCAAGAGCTAAATGATTTAATTGATTATCAGATGCTTGAGTTTTTTCATCATCATCAGTATTTGGAAAAGCTTCAGCATTAGTAGGTTCTGTAAAATTACCATATGTA